CCATTACCGGACTGCAGACGAAGCGGGAAGACGGCCGCCCGATGCTGACGCTGAAGGGCTGCCTGGACAATCCGCCGGAAGACGGCAAGACGCAGGTGGACCGTGCGTGGTTTGCCGAGCCGGTGCAGGAAGTTGACAGCGCACACTTCGGACTGACGGTCATCAGCACGGCCGCCTTGAAGCGGGCCAAGAAACCGTGGTTCTGGAGCAAGCCTGGACCGGACGGCTCGTGGAACGAAGGCCGCGTAGATCCCGACATCTACTGGTGGCGGAACTGGCGCGAAAGCGGCAACAAGGTCTACATTTCGCCGCGCGTCATCTTAGGCCACGGCGAATACGTCGTGACGTGGCCTGGGCAGAACCTAAGCCAGCCTGTGTTCCAGTGGGCCACAGATTTCACGAACACGCTGAAGAAGCCCGAATCTGCATGGAGTGTGCCCCAATGATGAAACTAAGACTGACGCGGCCGTGGCGTGCCTACCGCAAGGGCCAGGTGGTGGACGTGCCCGGCGGACTGGCAACCGAATGGCTGGCCCGTGGCATCGCCGTTCTTGAGACGCAGCAGCCGCTGATTGAGACTGCCGCCGTGCAGCGTGATGCCGAAGCGGCTGACGCCACCAAACGCAAGCGAGGACGCCCACGTGCAATACCGCAGCCTGACACGCCAGACAGCCCCAGCGGTTGAGCCAGTGACGCTGGCAGAGGCGAAGGCGCATCTGCGTGTGGACACGAGCGACGACGATACCTACATCGGAACGCTCATCACGGCTGCCCGCGAGTGGTGCGAGCAGTACCTAGATCGTACGCTCATTAGTACCCAGTGGGTGATGCGGTTCGACAAGTTCCCTGATTCCGGCATTGAGCCCGTGGAACTGCCACGGCCGCCGATGGTGACGAGTGGCACGGCCACGGCCGTTACCGTCACCTTCACGGCAGAGGCCGGCGGCACCAGCACCTACAGCGCAAACGAATACCGCGTAGACCGGCACGCGACGCCTGGCACGGTTCTGCCTATCTACGGAAGCACCTGGACGCCGCACCGCCAGGACGACAACGCCATCAGTGTGACCTGGTGGGCCGGCTACGGCCCGACCGGCTCGAGCGTGCCGGCGGCGATCCGCCACGCCATGCTGATGCTGATTGCCTTCTGGTACGACAACCGCAGCTCTGTGCTCGTGGGGTCCATCAGCAAGCCGCTGGAGTTCGCCGTGGAATCCCTGCTGTCGTCGCAGAAATGGGGCAGCTACCGATGATCGACGCCGGCCGGCTTCGTGAGCGTGTCACCGTTCAGATTGCCAGCGGCACGACCAATGCCCTTGGTGAAACGGTGCTGGCCTGGAGCGACAGCACGTCGGTATGGGCCAGCGTGGAAGGCGTGTCGGCCCGCGAGGCGCTGGCTGCTGGACAGCAGGACGTGACGATCACGCACAAGGTTAAGCTGCGTTATCTGCCAGGGCTCACACAGAACATGCGGTTCGCATGGCGTTCACGCACGTTGGACATCGTCAGCCTGCTCGAGCACAACAACCGCAGCGAGCACGAAGTCATCTGCCAGGAGACGCGGGATGGCTAGTGGCGTCGCCGGCCCGCTCATCAAGATTGCACTAGGCAAGGGAAAGCAGGCCAAGGCGCAGTATGCCCTGCAGCCACTTGACGACATCGTCGTGGCGCTCAAAGCGCTGCCGCGTGACATCAGCCTAAAGTACCAGCTGCGTGCGTTGCGAAAGGCCGCAAAGCCAGGCATGGAGGCTTTGCGTTCTCAGGTGTCGCAAGTCGGCCAGGTCACCGGCAACCTGCTGGCAAGCGTCACCAAGGCAGAACGCAAGTACACCAACAACCGTGCAAAGCTTCCCGTTGGCGTTATCGTCGTTGGCTTTCGCAGGCCGAACAACACGAAAAGCCAGAAGATGGCGACGCCGGCATTCGCAGGCGGCTCGGTGCTGAAAGGGCCAAATCGGGCCTACCATTCACACCTAGTCGAGTTCGGCACGCAGTCGCGTTCGGCCGGCAAAAGCAGACGAACTGGGCGAAAGCGGGTCGTGCTCGGCGGCAGGCTTAGAACGATCATTTCGCGTGAAAAAGAAAAGTCAGGCGTTCGCTCAATCCTGTCGTCGTTCTCGACGCGCGGGCCGTTCGCCAAAGGAACTAGGGGCCAGTACCCGAAAGACTTTATTGCCACCGGAACCGTACGCGGAGCACCAGCCCAGCACCCACTGCAAAGTGCATTCAACAACTCTCGCCAAAAGATGCAGAGCGTGCTAGATACGGAAATGCGAAACGCCCTTGAAAAGGCGCTTCGTGAGCTAGACAAGCGTGGCGGCCTGTAGGCTGCAAGATACCGCAGCACGTGTGCCACGATTGGTACATGCCACTCAAGTCACCAGAGGCCGTTCTGCGTTCCGCCATTGTCGGGGACGCAACGCTATCCGGCCTGGTTGGATCACGGATCTACCCAGTCATCGCGCCGGCCACGGCCACGCTGCCGTTCGTCACGTGGCGCCGGGCCGGCATCCAGAGGAGCCAGACCCTGGGCGCGCCGATGGGCGTGCCAAAGCTGAGCGTGGAATACAGCATCTACGCTGCCACCTACGAATCGGCCAGGGAAGTCTCTGACCGGATGCGTGTTGTTCTGGATGGCTACGGTGGCACCGTCGACAATGTGACTGTGCGGCAGGTTTCGCTGGAACAGGAAAACGACGACTTCGTTGCCCTGACCGGAACGGACATGCCGCCTGCGTTTCAGATCACGATGGTGTTCGACGTTTGGTGGCAGGAGACATAACGCATGGCCGTCACGCCCCATGATTCCGGCACGACATTCTCGTTCGGTGGAACCAACTTCACCGTCACGAGCATCACCTACACCATTGGCGCCACGGGCGGCGGCGGCAACGATGCCATCGACATCAGCCACCTGGGCCAGACCACCGGCGCATCAGTGCTCTCGCAGTCGCGGCCCCTGGTTGGTTCTGCCGGCACGACTGACACCGGCAAGAGCGTGAGCATTGAGTACATCGGCAACACCGTCATCGCCCAGAACACGACCGGAACGCTGACGATCACCGGCGGCGTGGCGGTGTCCGCAACTGCGACGTGCAACTCCTCGAGCGTCACGCTCACCGTGAACGACGTAGTCCGTGGCTCGGCCGACTTCTCTCTGGCTTGATCGCCAGGGAGGTCTGCCGTGGCCACATACAGCACAGGCATAGCCGTATCGTGGGGCGGCACCGCGTTCAGCGAAATTCAATCGCTGTCGTGGAGTGCCGGCGGTGGCGGTGCCAAGGGCCGATCGGTCCCGTGGACAGATGAGGTTGGCAGCGTATCGCTGCAGTGCCTCAACGCAGCGAACGTATCCACGTCGCTGGTTGGTTCGACCGCCACGCTTGTTATCACTGGCGGCGGCTGCGGCTTGACAGTTCCGGCAATCTACGAGTCAGCGAGCGTGGACGCCGAACTCAACGGCGTCACCAAGTACAGCGTCACGCTCAAAATCCTTGACCAGTAGGAGTTGCCATGGACCTGTCGAAAGACGCGATTCTCGGTGCCAACGACCTGAACGTTTTGAAGGTACACGTTAAAGAGTGGGGCGGCGATGTGTACGTGCGAGTGATGACCGTTGGCGAGCGTGACGCCTACGAATGCGAGTGGTTGGCCAACAAAGAGAAAGGCGTGCAGAACTTCCGCTCCAAGTTCCTGGCGCGATGCCTGTGCGACAAGGAAGGCGTGCGACTGTTCACGGATGCAGAGATCGACAAGCTGGCCGGCAAGTCGATCGCCGTAGTGGATCGCTTGTTCAATCGGGCGATGAAGCACAACGCCATGAGCATGGAGGACGTTAACGAACTCGCGGGGGAATGAACGCCCGGCCCACGCTGCTGTTTGCCATGCGGCTGGCCGGGCACCTCAAGATGACGTTGCGTGAGCTGTTCCAGAAAATGGACAGCAGGGAATTTTCCATGTGGCTGGCAGCCCATACGTACTACATGCCAATAGGTGGAGAGTGGGAGCAGACAGCAACGATAGCGGCGGCAGTGCTCGCACCGTATTGCCGCAAAGGACAGACGCCAGATCCCGAAGACTTTATCCCAGTTAAACGCAAGAAGCCGCAGCACAGGACGCAGATTCAAGACACGATACGGCGAATGGCTGCAGACCTGAACAAGAGCAAGTGACATGGCCACCATCGCACTGGGATTCAATATCTCGGCATCCGCCACGGGCATGGCCCAGGGCGTCAATGCCGCTGCCGTTGAGTTACAGAAGCTCGGCTATTCGGCCAAGCAGGCCGCCTCAGATGTCAGCGTGCTGAAGACGCTGTCCATCGGTCGTGCCTTTGCTGACGGAATCCAAAGCGTTTACAGCACCTTTTCGAATTTCGCGCAAGGCGCGTTCACGGCTGTTGAGTCCACGTCGAATCTGTCGCGTGAACTTGGCATCAGCTATGAGCAGTTGACGCAGCTGCAACTTGCGGCTGGCCTGGCAGGTGTGTCAACGGACACGCTGGCCAAGGCATTCACCAAGGCGCAGGTCACTATCTCAAAGGCGGCAGGCGGTGGCAAGGAAGCCGTGCAGGCGCTGTCTGCCATCGGCCTGTCGGCCAGTGACTTCCAAGGGCTGTCGTCGTCTGAGCAGTTCACGTTGATTGCCAACGCAATCAACGGCATTACAGATCCTGCCCAGCGGGCTGCGGCGGCTGTTGCCATCTTTGGCAAAAGCGGTGCCGAACTGTTGCCGGCCTTCCGCGAGCTTGGTGACAACTTAGCAACGTCGCAAGAGTTTCTGGCCAAATTTGGTGGCGGGCTCACGGCGTTGGATGTAAAGAACATCAACACACTTGGAGACACTTTTCAGTTAGTGGGTACAGCCATTGATCTTGTTGGGCAGAAAATTCTTTCTGCGCTAGCGCCGGCCCTGACAGACGCAGCAAATGGAATAATTGATTTTTTGGCCAGCCTTGATGTGGACCAGATTGCAAGCGCTGCACAGCAGGTAATTCAAGGCTTAGGCGACGCGTTCACTCTTGTGTATACAGTGGCATCGCTCACCGCTCCTGTCTTTGAAGTGATCGGAACAGCGATCGCATTTCTTTCCGACAATGCAAAAGGCGCTGCCGTTGGCCTAGGCTTGGCCGTGGCTGCCATGGCGGCCTACGAGGTCTATTGCGGACTAGCGGCTATAGCTACTGCTGGCTTTGGCAAAGCAATCCGCGCCATGCTGTCCGGTTCTGGAATTGGCTTGATTGCAGTTGTCGTCGGCGTTGCTGGCGGCGCCCTGCTCGAGTGGGCTATCAGTGCAGAGCAGGCAGGTGGAAAAGCAGAGGGCGCTGCGCAGAAATCCGCTAAGGCTGCAAAGGATGCGGCACAGTCGGCTACAGCTGTTGCGCGTGCCACGACTGAGTCAATACGCGGAACGTTTGACGCTGCTGGAATTGGGGCTGCAAAGGCAGCCGAGGATGCGCAAAAAGCGTCTGACGCTGCACGTCGAGAGGCAGACTCGGCAATTCAGCGACTAGTGACAGATCAGCAGTTTGGTGGCGACAGCCAGCGTTACGCTGCTGCACAGGCTGTAAAGTCAATTGAGGAAGACATCCGCCGCACAGAAGAGGAACTTGCTGCCGCACGCAAGGCCGGCGACCAGGATGCCATTGACGCTGCGACTAGGCGCATCGGACTGCTGGACCAGGCCAAGGCACGCGAGCAGGACATTGCTAGCGGGGCGGCCAAGGCGGCGAAAGAGCGACTGAAGCTAGAAGCCGACTACGCAAAGGTGCGGTCTGAGTTTGACGAAAAGCGGCTTGCCGCACTGGCCAAGCCAAGTACCGAACTGCTGCAGCTTGAGGACACCCGCACCGCATCGGGCTATGCGGCGCTGCAGCGATTCTCGCAGGATCAGTCGGACGACCCAGCCTTGCAGGAGTACCGCAAGCAGCTAAAGGAACTGGTCAAGATTCGGCAGAAGATTGAGAACGTTGGCCAGGACGCAGAAACCGTCGACATTCTTGGGGGCTAGGCATGGCCATTTTGAGCTACCGGGAAGTCATCCCGCGAACGTACGAACACAAGCTAGGCGGCAGCCCAACCGCCGGCCGTGTGTTCATGGCCACGCTCGACGGGCCGACATCTGCGACGACCGTGATTTCAGGTATAGGAATCACTCTGGGTTCGGCTCACCCAGACCATACAACGTTGAAATGCGACAGCATTTCAGTAGACGAGCCGGATCGTTTTCACGCCACGGTGACCTACAGCTATGGCATACCAGAAGAAGATTCAAAAGACCCAGAGAAACCAGACAACCCGCCGTGGCTGCAGGCGGACCAATGGACCTTTGGCACGTCAAACGTCAGCGTGGCGTGCAAGGATTTCTTTCCAGCCGACAATCCGGAGGGCGCACGAAACAGGCAGCAGGCTCTCGTGAACACGGCTGGAGACGCAATCTTCGGTCAGTCACGGGCGGAGTCGGAAATCAAAATTACCATTAGCGGTTCGCGTGAAAAGTTTGAGCTAGGAAAAGCAAGGCAGTATCTGAACGGAATTAACAACGCTGAGTGGGCCAAGTTTCCAAAGCACACGGTTCAGTTTGTCGGCATATCTGCATCGCCAGACAAAATTGAGTACGAAGGGGCGGTAAAGAATTTCTGGAGAATCAACATAGAGTTGATCTACCGCGCGTCCACGCACAACATTTTCATACCGAATGTCGGCTGGAATGTCATCGTCAATGGCAAAAAGCAAAGGGCGTGGACTTATATAACCGAGCGTGGCGTTACCGAAAAAGTGCCAACGCCTCACCCGGTTGCGCTAAATGCCACTGGCGGGTTTCTGTGTGGGCCGCGCCAAGACCAGGGCCGTGAATGGAGTGGTTCCAGCAACTCTGGTGACGACGAAACGCCGTATTACGGAGGATAAAATGACGTTTCCGTATGAAGAAGCAACATCGACCAGCGAAGCACAAGACGCAAATGCAGTCGACGGCGTTGCCGGTGCATGTCCACCAAAGGTTCAGGTATACAGGATTTATCCTGAATACGACTTCGCCGCGTTGTTCGGACAGCCGCCAACCACCGTCCTGCTCACGATAAATTAAACATAAGGAAAACACTCATGGCCGACATTGCATACAGCGTTGACGTTCAGGCTTCCAAGGGCGCTTTGGCGCAGTCGTTTGCCGTGTCTGGCGTCACGGCCAACATGAGCACAGCCGGGATCATGAGCGTTACGCTGAATCTAGGAACGAGCGCCACGCAGATCAGCACAACAAACATGAACGTTCTCGGCATCTGCATCGCCAGGTCCCTGGCTACCAGCACGACGCATACCGTGTCGTTTGGTCGCTACAGCGGCGGCACGCTGTACGAGACGGCAACGCTGCGTGGCGGCGAGTCCATGGTGCTGCGGCTCTCTGCTGGCGACTACGCAGCAAAGGCTGCCGTGGCAAACACCAAATTTTTGTTGCACGTGCTCGAGGGCTGACGTGCCATGCAGCCAGTAAATTTCACGCGATCTGCTGCTGAGCGCATATCGCGCACAGTCAGGGCGTTTGAGCTCGGGGACAGGAGCAGCGAAGGCCCAACAATAGACAGGCCGTGGATCGCTGCGTCAGTATCCCCGCCCATCAAGATCTGCACGTTTACCGGGTCTTGGTCTAAGGGAACCAGCCACGTCACCACCTTCTACAACGTGACCACGACCCCGAATACTGTGACCGCCACGAATGTCTTCGTCAACGTGGCGAGTTGCAATACCAGCAGCACATCCTCAACAGCGGCCTGCGCGATCGCCAGGTACGACGGCACGTGGTATCTCATCGCCGCTGAGTGCTGCTGATGATCTTTCTGCCTGGGTGCAAGTGCTGCTGCAGTGGCTGCCAATGCGGCGACACGTTTCCTACACAGACCAGCAACGTTCCTGAGTTGTCGATTACGACCACTAATGGCGGTTCGTTCCAGGTCTGTCTGTCAGCCATGGCGGCTGACACCAGCGTGGAAGGCGCGGCACCGCAGCAACTGCGCTGCGGTCCAGGTCCAGACACAGAGTTTCCGGCCCGCAAGTGCGTGTACTACATAGTCTGGTACGACGGCACCTGCGTGCATCGGATCTACTTTTCCCTAGCTAACTTTCCTGAATGCGATTGTGATAGTGGTGACTACTGTGATTTCGTGGTTGAGGGCTGGGAAAACTACAGCAATTCGTGCGGATACTCCATCTCGTCAATTGAAATTGTGAGCGTTGGCACATGCTGAAAGCCCAGCAGCTGCCCTGCGTTGACGGCCACGCCAAGTGCCAGTGCGGCCTGCGCGTCCCGTGCACCAACGTCGTCTACCACGTCTGCAAGCGGCCTGGCCTAGGTGACATTGTAGCCGCCGGGCTGGCTGCCGTTGGCATCACGCCGGAACGGGTGTCTGCGGCGATTGGGAAGGATTGCGGCTGTACCAAGCGGAAAGAAGCGCTGAACGCCCTGGGCCGGCGCATCGGCATCGGTTGACGCCTGTGCCACAGTCGGTCGTGGAGGCAGGCCGTGGCGGAAGATCACACGATCACGATTGACGGCAAACGCTGGCTGCTGCGGTTCACCAGGCTCAAGGGTGACGCGGCCGGCTGGACGTTCTTTGGCAACGCCAAACGGCCACGCATCCTGATTGACGACCGGCTGCGTGGTGGCAGTCGCCTCGAGACAATCCTGCACGAGATTCTGCACGCCACGCTGGGACCGAGCATTTCTGAAGAGGCCGTGACCGAAGCCGCAAAGGTCCAGCGGCGTGCGTTGGTGATGCTCGGATACCGGGAGGTCACCGATGGCGAAGAGTAAAGCCACCTTTCTGGCAGACGTGTCTGGTCGCGTCGCACTTAGTAGACACCGCCGGCTGACATGGTTTGATCGGCTGCCGTCAGAGGCACAGGCAGAATGCGTGGCGGTGCGTGACGCCTGGCGGCGTGGCGAATTGGGTGACAAGTTGCCTGTGGCCAGGGCCATCATCGCGGCGGCCCGCGAGCGTGGCTGGGCAGTGGCCGGCGAGACGCAGGTAGGCGTATGGCTCAGCCGCGAAAACTGATTGCCGACGTGGCCGCAAAGGTGCCACCACCGAAGCCGGCCGTGGACGCCGAGCAGGTGACGCAGTCGCAAAACGGCGACGTGCTTGAGGCCCGCAGCACGTCCAAGCGAATCCGCACCGTCGAGGATCTACTGCGGCACATCGAAGTTGACATGACGCGGTACGACGTGGCTGCGAGCGAGGCCACGAAATGGGAGGTGGCAACAGGTGACGGCGACGGCGGTGCCAGTGTCACCGAACTGCACCGCGTGTGGGTCAGGCTTAGGCCGAAAGCCGGGCCGACCACGCACCAGGTCGTCGAGGCCATGATTGACGCTGCCAGGCGGGACATCCGCCGGCCGGCGACCAAGCCACACAAGGCCAAGCGTGACGGCCTGTGGCAGGTGGTGGTTGTGGCCGACACGCACTTCGGTGCGTACTCGTGGCACAAGACAACGGGCGGTTCCGACTACGACTTGGGCATAGCCGAAGCCCGCGTAGCCGACGTGACCACGCAGCTGCTGGACACCGGCAGCCGATACTCGCCAACCATTCGCACGATCGCGTTCCTGGGCGACCTGTTCCACTTCGATACGCCAGGCGGAACGACCACAGGCGGCACGCCGCTTGAGCGGGACGGCCGGCTGCAGAAGGTTGTCAACGCTGCGTCTGACGTGCTGCTCGGGATCGTGGAACGCTCGGCCGCCGACGTGCCCACCGAGGTGCTGATCGTCAACGGCAACCACGATGAGGTTTTGACGTGGGCTTTCCAGCGAATCCTGCTCGAGCGGTTCCGGTCGTCCAAGTCTGTGACGGTGCGGCCCGACTTCACCGGCCGGCAGTACCTGTCGCACGGCAAGAATTTGCTCGGCTT